CAGGCGACATCATCAACGGATCGCTCCGCCTGCTGGGCGTGCTGGCCGAAGGCGAAACGCCGTCCTCTGAGACGTCTCAAGACGCGCTCAACGCCATGAACCAGATGATCGACAGTTGGAACACCGAACGCCTCGCCGTGTTCTCGACCATTGATCAAGTAGAGACGTGGCCACCCGGCGCGCTTTTTCGCACCTTTGGACCGACCGGCGATATCGTGGGCGACCGCCCGATCCTGGTGGAAGACAGCACCTACTTCCGCGACCCGGCCTCCGGCATCTCCTACGGCCTCAAGCTGATCAATCAGCAGCAGTACAACGGCATCGCCGTGAAGACCGTCACCAGCACCTACCCCCAGGTGCTGTGGGTCAACATGACGTATCCGAACATCGAGATGTACGTTTACCCGGTGCCGACGAAGGTGCTGGAGTTCCACATCGTCTCGGTCCAGCCGCTGTCCCAGCCAGCCAATCTGGCTACTGAGCTGACCTTCCCGCCGGGTTACCTGCGCGCCTTCCGCTACAATCTGGCCTGCGAGATGGCGCCGGAGTTTGGCGTCGAGCCGACCCCTCAGGTGTCGCGCATCGCTATGGCGTCAAAGCGCAACCTCAAGCGGATCAACAACCCGGATGATGTGATGGCGCTGCCCTACAGCATCGTGGGCACCCGCCAGCGGTACAACATCTTCGCTGGCAACTACTGATGAAGACGCCGATCCTCGGATCCTCCTATGTGGCCCGCAGCGTTAACGCTGCGGACAACCGCATGGTGAACCTGTTCCCCGAGATCGTGCCCGAGGCAAGCGGCGGTAAAGAACCGGCGTTTCTCCAGCGCGCGCCTGGTCTTCGCCTGCTCGCTACTCTCGGCAATGGCCCGGTGCGGGGGTTGTGGACGTTTGGTGGGTACGGCTACGCCGTGTCCGGCGACAAGCTGTACAAGATCGACTCCTTTTGGGTGGCGACAATCAAGGGCACCGTTACCGGCGCTGGCCCGGTGTCGATGGTGGACAACGGCACGCAGTTGTTCATCGCCGCTGGCGCTGACGGCTTCATCTACAACGCCAACACGGACGTCTTCGCCCAGATCACCGACCCGGACTTCCCCGGCGCGACGACCGTGGGCTTTATCGACGGCTACTTTGTCTTCAACGAGCCGAACAGCCAGAAGTTTTGGGTCACGCAGCTCCTTGACGGTACGTCGGTTGATCCGCTTGACTTCGCCAGCGCCGAAGGTTCGCCGGACAACCTCGTCTCGCTGATCGTAGACCACCGCGAAGTCTGGCTGTTTGGCGAGACGTCGGTGGAGGTCTGGTACAACGCCGGGCTTCCTGACTTCCCGCTGGCCCGCATCCAGGGCGCGTTCAACGAGATCGGCTGCGCTGCGCCGTTCTCCGTCGCCAAGCTGGACAACGGCGTCTTCTGGCTGGGCGCGGACGCCCGCGGGCGCGGTATCGTCTATCGGTCAAAGGGCTACAACGGCGAGCGGATCTCGACGCACTCGGTTGAGTGGCAGATCCAGCAGTATTCCGACATCTCTGACGCCACCGCTTACACCTACCAGCAGGACGGCCACTCCTTCTACGTTCTGAACTTCCCGACCGCCGACATTACTTGGGTGTACGACGTCGCAACGCAGGTGTGGCATCAGCGCGCTGGCTGGCTGAACAACCAGTTCACCCGCCACCGCGGCAACAACCAGATGTCGTTCAGCGACGAGATTGTCGTCGGCGACTACATTACGGGCGCGATTTTCGCCTACGACCTCTCAATCTACACAGAGGCGGGGTCTATCCAAAAGTGGCTGCGGTCGTGGCGTGCGCTGGCCACCGGCCAAAACACCCTTCTTCGCACGACGCAACACAGTCTTCAGCTTGACTGCGAAAGCGGCGTCGGCCTTGATGAGCCGGCTAACGTAATTGACCAGGCTCAAGCCGAGCAATTTTTTGCGTACATCACCACCGAGTCTGATGAGCGTTTGCTAACTGAAAACGATGATTTTCTCTACGCTACGACGTCTACTTCGACAACCATGACCCCCATGGTCATGCTGCGTTGGTCGGATGATGGCGGCCACACTTGGTCGAACGAGCATTGGCGGTCGATGGGCCGTATCGGTCAGACCGGCCGCCGCGTTATCTGGCGCCGGCTGGGCATGACGTTGAAGCTGCGCGACCGCGTGTACGAGATTTCCGGCACCGACCCCGTGTCGATCACGATCATGGGCGCCGAACTCATCGCGAGCCCGACCCGTGCCTGAGAACATCACGCAGATCCCTGCTGCGCGGGTGCCGATTGCTGAAGACCCGGTCCCCTACCCTTCGCGGCCGTGGTATCGCTATCTCTACAATCTGTTCGCCATCCTAGGCAGCGGCTCGCTCCGAAACGGCGCGTTTCACGACGAGACGACGCAGACGGCGGCGGCGCCCAATACCGCCTATTCGATGACGTTCAACAAAACCGACTACAGCCAGGGCGTCTACCTCGGGACGCCTACGTCTCGCGTTTATGTGGATCGCCCCGGTCTGTATAATTTTCAGTTTTCGGCGCAGTTTGTAAGCACAAACGCCGCCGCCAAAACCGTCTATATTTGGGCTGACGTCAACGGCACCGCCGTCCCGCAGTCCGCGACTACGATTACGATGAAAGGTTCTGGCGAAGCCTATTTGGCAGCCTGGAACTTCTTTCTTCGTATGAACACGGACGACTATTTTCGCTTGAGGTGGGCGACGGATAACACAAACGTATCTATCCAAGCCTCCGCAGCAACCGCTTTCTCACCGGCGGTCCCTTCTGTTATCCTCACCGTTGCCGCGAACATAGGTGAATAATGGCCGTCTTATCCCCCCAGCCCAAGATGCAGTTCACAACGGCGGCCGGCGTGCCTCTCTCGGGCGGCAAGGTCTACACCTACGTTGCTGGCACCACGACGCCGCAGGCGACGTTCACGGACTACACGGGCGTTACACCTAACACCAACCCGGTCATTCTCAACTCGCGCGGCGAGGCAAACATCTGGCTTGGCAGCGCGCTGTACAAGTTCCGCTTGACCGACGTTAACGATGTTGAGATCTGGACGGTTGATTACATCTCGGCGCCCACATCAGCCGTCTCGCCCATCCTGTCGGGCAATGTTACCATCGACAGCGACACGCCGACGGCGGCCCTTAAGATTACGCAGACCGGCACCGGCCCGGTCTTGCGCGTGCAAGATAGCGCGGACCCAGACGCGACGCCGTTTATCATCGACAACGCTGGTGGCGTCGGCATTGGGACGGCGACCCCGACGGCGGCGCTCGACGTAGTCGGGGACGTTGTAGTTTCTGGATCGTTGACGGCGGGGTCGGTGACGGCGCTCTCTGTTGTGGGCTTCACCGGCATCGTCGCGTATTTTCCCGCGACAACTGCCCCAACGGGCTGGGTCAAGGCTAACGGCGCGCTGTTGAGCCGCACCACATATGCTGCTCTGTGGGCCTTTGCGCAGACCAGCGGCAATCTGGTGTCCGACGCGACTTGGGCAAGCAACAACCAGGGTGCGTTTTCGACCGGCGACGGCAGCACGACCTTCCGCGTCCCTGACTTGCGCGGCGAGTTTTTGCGCGGCTGGGACGATGGCCGCGGTGTGGATAGCGGGCGCGCTATTGGATCGTTCCAGAGCGGAGCATTAGCGAGCCACACTCATACTGGCATAACGGATACGGCCCCCGACCACACCCACGGCTACCTGTCGATTGATACGGCGGGTACGGGCAACACGAACGTCGCCGGAGCGAGCTTTGGTTCTGGTCAGACTGCGCCTGCTGGCGCGCACAACCACGCATTCACGACCAACGCCACGGGCGGCACCGAGACGCGCCCGCGCAACATCGCGCTGCTGGCGTGCATTAAGCTCTGACGGGAGGAAGCGAACATGCGCCTCGCGGTCCTCAAGGCTGACAGCACAGTGAACCAGGCGCTGTTGCTTGGCGCCTTCATTCCCTCTATCGCCGGCACGGCCTCTGCGCTTAACATCCACGCCAGCGGGCGCGAGGTAACGCAGTGACGTCCAGCGAACAGTCGCTGCTGGTCCTGTTCGACGAAGTGTTGGGGCTGCCCCCCGACGCGGCGGATTGGCTGCTGTCCGTGTGGGCCGTGACGCAGGTCTTCGACGATGTGGCTGACGGGCACAACGTGGAGCGGAAGACGCTCCACGACGCCATCTGGAACAGCCTCATCAAGATGCCGGCGAACCCCTTCTTCCAGGCCAACAGCGGGACGCTGCTCCCGGTCATGGCCAACTCCATTCTGAAGTGGGTCGCATCCGACGACGCGGAGCGAGCTGGCAAGGCCGACGAAAGGTCTTTCATGTGGCGCGCCGCCTACTATGATATCGTTCTGTTGGTTGTTCTGCTGACCCAGGGTAAGGACGCCGCGCTCGCCAAGGCCGCGACTGTGATGTCGCTCTACGGCGAGAAGTTTGAGGACTACAGGAAGGAGTTCCCGCTGTGGCCGAGCCCATAACCGCCGGAATTGCCGGCGCCGCCTCGCTCGGCAGCGCCCTTGTTGGTTCTTCGGCTTCTCGCTCCGCCGCCCGCACGCAGGCCAACGCCGCCCGCGATGCTGCTAACGCTCAGGTCGCCGCCGCTGACCGTGCTGCTGAAGCGCAGCGCGAGATGTTTGAGCGCCAGGTGGAGCTGCAAGAGCCGTTCCGCCAGGCTGGCCTAAGCGCCCAGAACCGGCTGCTGACGCTGTTGGGGCTGGAGGGTGGCAACGCCGCCGACCCTAACTTTGGGCGTT